ACCTTAATACTCTGAGTATCCTTATTCTTGATAAGGAGTACGATGTTTCTGTCTTCGTCGAGTGTAACTGGTCCTTTTGTTCCGCCTACGAGTTCAACAGTAACAACTGCATCCTGAGAATCGGAATCCACTTTCAAAGCAAGATAGTTTCCTTCTTGCTCAGAAACATTGCTACTGAATCCTGTGTACCCGGTAACATGTTTTAGCGTACCGGTAATCTCAGCCTCTCCGACAACAACATTCTCCTGTAACGAATCTACTGTTTTCCCGAACAGATTGGCTTCCCCATTTTCGGGATTAACGGAGAAGCCGATTAAGGGAGGTCAGTTACATCCTCTTCGATTGCAATGGCAGAGTACACTCTGGTCAGAGCACCGGAACATCTGGTTTCCAGAAGGGACTTCTCCTGGTTAAAGTCGATATCAAACTGTGTGAAGTGGGTAACTTCGCCGCCCTTTGTGGCACCCAGAGAGTAGTCATTCAGGTTCGTAATGATAGCAAGCAGTTTCTTGGTCTTGCTGTCGTCCGTCTTACGGGTCTTGCCCTCAAACTGCTCAGCGGTAAGAATCTCACCAACGTTAAAAGCAGATGCAAGTTCCGCCTTGGAAGAGTAGATTCTGCGACCATTCATGTCACGAGCCAAAAGCATCACATTAAGCATATGCGGTGTGATATACATATCTGGTGTACCAGTTCCCTTGTAATTCTCTCTTGCATACAGAACCGCATTGATCATAGCCTCGGCGAGAATATAATTTTCACCAAAGTTTGCACCTGTATTGGTTCCCTGAAGCTCTTTCTTTGCGGCTTCTACATCTAAATCTGCATGGATGGTGTACAAATCGTCGTCTGTCCAAATAGGTCTGATTTTATCCGGATCAATTTTACCCTCGTCGCCATCTTCACGACCGTCTCCCAGCATCATTGCGATTGCCAGTTCCTCGTTGAGCATCAAACGATCGATATCATAGAGATACTTAACATAATCAAAGTCTGTGATATCAACAATATCGTCACGATGTAACGCATTCTTTACATAAACGGTCTGCGGATCTGTCGTTCTGCGAACCAATTTGAAGTTTCCAGCCTGTTTCTTCTCTTTACCCTTTTTATAACCTCTGGCACGCAGAGAATCGATACCACGAATATCAGTCTGGCTGGTTCTGATTCTGGAAATAGGGCTCTTATGTACTTTTCTCATCACATTGGAAATCCAGCCCTGATCATTGGTAATAAGCTCAGGGGCACCTGGACGAACTTCCTGATACTCAGGGAAAAGAGCCGTCACATTACCCTCGCCAGCCTGAACAAATCCACCGCTTACCGCATCATGCTGAAAACCATTCTGCTCTGCATAAATCTCAAGTGCAGTCTGGAAAGTGCCAACCTGACTGGTCTTTGCCATCTTGATAATATCCTCCTGGGCAGAATGAGCCAGAAAGCCACCCGTTTCGTTTTTCTTTTCATTGTCAAACACATTATGCTTCATTTCGGTTTTTCCTCCTTTAGAATCATCGTTTTTATCTTCGGGCTTATCCGGTTCCCCGAAAGCCTGTCCGAACATTGCATAGATTACATTTTTCTGCTTTTCGCTGAGCGTATCAAATATCTGCTCAACTGTTTCTTCATCTTCTTCCGTTTTCTCTTCAGAAGTTTTACCTTCCTGCGTTTCGGACTTCTCTTCTTTTTCATCCGCAGAATGATAAATCATAATATTCTCATCATATCCAATAATCATGCGATCTTCCGAAGCGTCACCATGCTCCATGACAGAATCAATGAATGCGCCTGGATTAGCTCCAGCCAGAACAAGGCTCAATTCATAAATAACGCCATGTACTACATTTGCTCCTGCCTGTTTAAGTTGACCGGCACAAATGGAAAGTGAACGAACATCTCCATGCTTCACTAATTTCTTTGCAGCAAGTCCAGATTCACTGTCATTGAAACTACAATAAGCGTAAACACCCTCGTCACGATTTTCCAAAACCGCATGACCGAGCACGCGATTAGGATCGGAATGGGTGTGCCCCCAAACCAGCGGAACGGTTTCTCCATTCTGGTTTTTAAACGCATCTTTTTTGATGGTTCGACCATCAACACAAAGAAGATCGTTTCTAGTAGCCCAGCCACTAAAATCATATTTCTCCATTTTGAAAATCACTCCTTCTATCAGTATTGTGCGAAAGCTATTTCTACTTCCTCCGTTTCCTCTTCTTTACTGCTTTATATTCGGAAGCTATCTTATCAAACTATTGCTGATAAAGATCTTCATAAGTGGCATCAAGATTTTCTTTTGCTGCTTTATAAGCTTCCCTTGCAGCGGTAACGGCAGCCTTTAACTCTGCACTAACTTTTTCTCTTTCTGATTTAGCATTCGCAGAATTATCAGCCCTTTCTTCTTTGGTGTCTTCAGTAATTCGTTTCTTTTTACGACTTGCGGAAGTTCTCACCTCTTCTTTTTCAGCTTTCGCCTGCTCACTCACCTTAGATTTATCCTCGCTGGCATCATCACGAAGCTTTGCGATTTTCTCATTTCGCTCCGCTACTCGCTTTGCCCTTTCTTCTTTGGATAACCCGGATGGAATTTCTATTGCCATTAAGCGTTCAATCTCGGTATTCTTCTTTTCATCGATACGCTCTTTCTGGTCTTCTGCTTCTTCTCCAATATCCTCCAAATCAGATTTTTTACGAGAATCAACCCTACTCCTTCTCGACGAAGATTCCTCGGTAAGCTGAGCATTCAGTTCCTTTAATTTAGCTGAGATCTGCTCTCGGGTCACCTTGGCTTTTGCTCTCAGCTCAGCAATTTTTTGTTTCCGTTTTTCCTGTTCTTCTTTTACCTTTTCCTTCTTCTTACCAGAAATCTCATTTTTTGTATAAGCCCAGACTTTCTTTCCCTCATCATTAAGCTTTGTTGTGGAACGTCGCCCTTTGAGTTCTCTGGTTCTCATATAATATTCATGAGCTTTCACTGGGTCGTAATAAGGAGACGCATAGTGTTGAAGAGGTTCGTTAATATCCATTAGGGCTCCTCCTCATCATCCGAAACATAGCTTCCTATAATTTCATCAATCTCCTTTTCAAGACCGTCAAGCAGCTCGTTCACTATGCTGTCATAATCGGCTCCAGCATCACTTTCGTTGGGTTCGACATCGTAACTACCATTTGAAGGCTCAGATTTGGCCTCGCTGATATTGCTATTCTTGAGCTCATCAGCTTTTGGATCATCAGACGGTTTCATACCAATAATCTGGCGAATTTCATTTGATGTCATAATCTCATTTCTTGTGAATTTGTCAGCAATTTCTGACAGATCAGCTACTGGTACAAGTTTGAAGGGGTCACGGAAGAACAGAATCGATTGCTTTTGAGACCTGGCTGTTTTAGTAAGGAACTTACGTTTTAATTCGTCAACGATAGCTGCAATAATCGGTTCGATGGTACGGTTATAATAATTCAACATGGTTTTCTCGTCTGCGGAACCATCCAATATACTCTGAGTGATACCCAACTGGCTATAAAGCATACTCGTCAAGTATTCAATCTGCTTCATTAGATTATTTTCCACAGAACGATTCAACTGTGTGATCCGTTCCGTACCGTCGGTATATGCGATACCATATTTAGAACCGGCCAACTGACGCTCGATCTCGACACGCCTCTTCTCAGCCTGTTGACGCCTTGCTTCTGTTTTTATTACATAGGGAAGCTGAATAATCAAATCAAGTTTTCCCGAACTGCTTTGCTCATCAACAACATCCAACAAATTCAACTTCCTTATCAAACGCTGCATGGTTGAATTGGGCTCGTTAATAACTGCATAAAGCGGATTTTCGATAATTGCTATTGTGTCTTTAGGGACTACAATATCTTCCTTTAACCCTGTTCGCTCGTTATAGACCCTCACCTTAACATGACTCGGAAACCATTCCATAATTTTTCCAGTTCTCATCGATTCGATTTTATACGAACCGGTAATATCCGGATCGTCATCAGTATCTACCGGAACAATCGCTACACATCCTTCATCAAGCATTGACAAAACAATATCTTGAAGAAAAGCCCTACCAGTCTGATCAATATTGGCTGATAGATTTAAACAATCATTCAATCCCGATGAAATTTTTTCAAGAAATCTTTCCGAATCATCCAAACGAACATGCTGAATACTGATTGAAGCACAATCCAACGCAATCCGATTATATACAGAAGTAACAATAGATCTCTCATTACCTCTTGTAAGCCTCGGACGATCTGGTCTGTATGAATATCCAACTCCTATGTCTCTATAGTAACTTGTTGGATCTCTGTTTAAAAAAGCGTTCCAGGCATGTTTAATCCTGGAACCAATTGTAACTTCCATTTTGAATTCGTCACCTCCTTATTCAAAAGCATCTCGATTTAATTTAAAAGCAACGAACGCATCCATCATCGCTGCTACGGCATCAATCTTTGCGTCGTATCTCTTTTTCAATAATTTTCTATTTCCATTCGTGTCTTCCATGACAATACAATTCCCCATCGCAAAAGTCATAAGTTCTTCATCAAACAGAAGCATCCGCTCCTCTGAAAGTTTCTTTAACTCTCCCAATGGAACGGATTCTGTTTTAGCTCCCTGTATCACTTTTTCAATTCCAAACGGTCCGTTTTCAGAAGACCATCGCTCAATAAATTCCTTTGCGTTATACGGGTCATATCCCAGACATCGAACATCGTATCCAAATTCAGTGATATGATTATCCAAGTCCTCATACACTTCCATCATATCGAGAACGGTGCCTTCAAGAACAATCAAGCTCCCTTCTTCCATAAACTGATCGTATTTAATTCTCATTGCTGCTGGAAGTTTCATCAGAGTTGATGAAGAAATGTAGTTTCTGGTTTTGATTCCAAAAGAACCATTTGATAATGGAAATAAAAATGTAAAAGCACAGAAGTCATCACCTTGTGATAGATCAATGCCCAAAGAACACGGCATCTGCCAATAACTTCTCTTTTTATGAAGAAGTGTTTCTTCATATGTAAAATAATAGGTATAACCTTCCATCGGTAAACCAAATCTTTTTGCCAAAATATCGTTTCTCGCGGCGGGAGATTTTTCAGCTCTCTCCACATCAAGCTGATATGTTTCATAGCTTACTGTTTTACCGATATTGGGGTTCGCCTTCAACCACATATCTGGATTTCCAACTTCATCAATGGAATCCAATTTATACCACCAAATAGACACATGTGGATTAACATACTCCCCTTTGAGGATGTCTAGTAACTCCATTTTGATGGTATCGCCTGCTCCGTTTCTTACAGTTCCCTCAGAACTCGTAGCAACGATAATGTAGTCATCCAGCTTCGATGCACCTTGTTCAAGAGCACCAACAACATCTTCTCTCGTGTCTCCTGATAACCACTCGTCCACTGTGGAAATTTTAGGACGTAATCCCTGAAGCTTTGCTATGGACATCGGTCTTACTTCCAAAAGCGAACCAGTGAGAAAATTCTCAATACCTTTTTTGGTAGAAGCAAGCTTCATTCGCTTCGCTTTAGAACCGGTTGTATTCTGCAAAGAACCTTCTGTGAGGAACCGGAATAAAGGACCTCGTGATCGAGTAATTGCTGTACGGAATGGCGACATTACTTCATCAGCCTGTTTCATTGTAGGCGCAGTTGTAACTTGATGTGTTGTAGAAGGATCAATGTTTAATCCATATGACTGAATACATGTGTCATACAAAGATTTTGCAGCACCACGCCCCACAATAAGATATTGCTTTTTTATCAATCGCTGCTTAATCCTTTTATTTACATAACGCCCACCATGCCCATCGGAACTTGGCTCCCATACGCTCCTCTCAACAAAGTAATACCATCCATAAACCTGCTCTCCCCATAATTTAAACGAATCAAGCAGATTCAAGTCAGAACCATCCGTCAATGTCAGTTCCGATTCACAATAAGCAATCCATCCCTCGACCGCTTGATCGTCGTAATAAATACCTGGATTAGCTATTAAATCATCAACTCGATTCATCTCCATAGAGATTTCTTTGCAAACGGGTATCTCCCCTCTTATTACGGCATCTCGAAACATGCCGTAGTATTTGGGAACGGCTGTGTTTGATAATGCCATAATAATTAAATCACCTACTTGCCTGTTGCTTTCTTAATAGCCGCATCAATACCTTTCGTCATGTATTTTGATACATAATTGGTAGCGGTCTGCTTTGCAGCATTTGTCAGAACATCCTGAACAAATTTTCTTCCAACTGAAATTTCTGAACTGGTTAGCTGCTTGTACTGCTTTTCCATCTGGAGACGGTTAATCTTTGAACGAAGTTCTGAATCAGACATCTTTTTTATTTCATCAGAACTTTCCGTTTTACCAGCTCTCCCATTCGCTCTTGTAAGCTGTGCTGGTGTCCTACGAACTCCCCATTTCATTCCGAGGATTCCATAATGTTGCAGCATTTCTTCATCACTCATTTTGAATTTCCCTCCTTTGCAATGTAAGATGTTATTCCATTTGCTTCGTTTCCGGTTTCATAATATGGGACTTCTGTTATCACAATGTTTCGCTCAAGAATCTTATTTTCTGTATCCAATGTCTGAGAATCGAACGCTTTCGGTGTTATCTTGTATTCACCATCGTATGATTCATGATCTTCCGATTTTTCGATATCAGTTTCCGCTGTTACATTTAATCGCCATTCCGCTTCAGCAATCATCTTTTCCATTGAGGCTATTACCGCAGAACTCAAAGGGGGATCAAATAGCAATTTTACTTTCATATGCATATAAGATTTTACTAACTGTAGCTTTGTTTCATCAGAAATAAATTCTTTCCACGTGGAAGTTTTATCTCGAATAGAAAATCCTGATGGCGGACCAACGCCAAGTTGAGTCAAAATCATAAACACCGAATTGATATGCATGATAATATCTGAATCGAAGTGTTCATACTCTTCTGTAATACCAAGCATTTTTTTTATTGATGTAAGTACGCTTTCCATAATCTCCATAACCTCCTCTCCATCAACGTTTCCAGGGACATGTATCATTTCTGCTTCGAACAATAGGTTCTGTAATGAGAAGACTTTCGTCTCCGTAATGAATGGCATTATGTGTTGTAAGAATTGTTGAGATGAGATATTCGGGATTTAAAAGGAAATCGCTTCTTTTTAAAATATACTCTACGGAAATTGGATTCATATGATGAATCAATATTTTCCCATATATTTCATGTCCTTCTATTCCAAGATCGCATCCATTATCTCTCACAATCACAAAATCACGAACTGACTTCCATTCTGTAGACCGATAAAAAATCTGATTCAAATATCGGTCAAATCCAAAAGTGTCTGTCCCGACAACTCCGCCTAAACGAAGATACTCGTATCGTTCTTTAAAAGTCTTCAATTTTGATAGTTCTGCATATGTCCTAATCATCGTCGTTACCCTGTCCGCTGTATATACGAAATGCATTGATGGCATCTTTATAGAGATCTTTAATTTCGTCAGTGGAATCAATAGCCCTCACTTTTGCCCTGGCTAAATTATTCTCTTCTGCTAGTCGTTCTTGTTCTAGCTTTTCTCTGGAAGATCCTAATTTCAGATAATGCGTAATGACTTGAGAAGAAGCAGTCCCCTCCAGTAATTGCTTTTCAGCCAAGTCAACAGCCAGAGAAATCATTTGAAGTTCTCTTGCTTCCGGAGTCAAAGCAGGGCGAATCTTTTTGGAAGAGCTTGTCGATTCGGAACTCTTTACTTTTCTAGCCATTTACTGTCTCCTTCCCATGTGTTTTTCAATAGATTCATAAAAGTTTTCTGGCAGTATTTAAAAGAACCCACAAAGCTGACTGCAACTTTTTTACCGAAAGGAGAAAAAAGAGTAAAAAGAACCACAGCTTATTACTTAGTCAACCTTATGAGCTCTGTTAAATACTGCCGGAAGGTAAAAACATTCTCCGAAAAATACCCCCGGGGAATTTTCAAAGA